TGTTCGCAGGCGTCCCGCAAGCACCACAGCCCCCGGACTCCGGGGGCTTTCTTCATGCCCGGGGGAGGACGCTTTGGACGCCCCCATGTTCGACATGGACGCCCTGATCACGGCGACCCAGGCAGCGGAGTACGCCCGCGTGTCCGTCCCGGCCATCTGCAACTGGCGGGACCGCGGCTACCTCCCGGTGGCCAAGGACAAGGACGGGCGGGAGATCCGCGACAGCCGGGGCCGGCCGAGGTACCGGCTCCGCGACGTCGCACGGGCCGACATCGAGACGAAGCAGCGCGGCGAGAAGATGGCCAGCACGGTCGCCCGGCGGCTCTCGCAGGCAGCCTGATCCGATAGGCTTGAGGCAGGCCATTCGGCCGCTGACCTGCTGAAACCTCCCCCGATCGGTGCTGTTTCCCCCATGCTGTCCGCACTCGCCCGCGTCCCCGTCCCCGACCTGATACTCACCGGCCTCATCCTCGGCATGGCCGGGTTCGTCCTCCTCGCCGAGTTCTGGCCCTGCCGGCGCGGCGACGGGGACGATGAGGAACCGGGCCCGCTACCAGCCTGACGGGAGGCACCGATGGCCCGCGTCCGCGTGTGCGGTGTCTGCTGGAAGCCCGTGGCTGAATGCCTGTGTGACGAAGATCCCCGCGCCCCGGCCGAGCCGCAGGACGGCAGCGAGGACGAGACGTGAGCGCCGCCACCCTCGACACCGCCATAGACCGTCTCCGCCTCATCACCCAGGCCAGGGCCGCAGGAGCCTCCTGGGCTCAGATAGGCGCAGGGATGAAGATGAGCGGACCCGAGGCCAAGCGCGAGGTCCACCGGCTGGAGCGGGAGACGCGGCGGGCGTTCCTGATCGCCGCGCAGGCCGGGCAAGGCATCGCCGTCCCTCCCGCCCGCAAGCCTCCGGCTCCGTCCGGCCCGCAGACGCTGACGGTCCTGACTGACCGCGAGATCGCCGACGCGGTGGCAGGGTTGACGCCGCCGAGCCCCTATCGTGCCGAGGTCATGCGGGACGAGGGCAACGCCGGCTGCTACTGGCCGATGGACGACGCGGACGACGGCTAGGCTGACGGCGTGAAGGTCGCTGACCCAGACCAGGATGCCGCCGCTATCAAAGCGGTCGTTGAGCCGTGGCTGTACGTCGATGAGTACCGGGCCCGGTACCTCCTGCCCGGCGTGGCCTGCGGGCCGTACGGCTTCGAGGGCATCGTCAAGGCTGACCCGGCGAAGGTGCCCGCAGGCACTTCCGCCCGCGAGATCCGGGCCCATCTCCTGAATCAGGCCGAGGACGCGCTAGACGCGCTCGGCCCCGCCGGCTGGCAGTTCACCACGTACCCGGCGATGGAGTTCAGCGGCGACGTCGAGTACGCCACCGCGACTCTTGACCGCAAGCTGATCGAGCCCGCGAAACAGCGCGGCATCTCGCTGAAGCTGCGGTTCGAGGTGACGGATGTGCAGCCGCAGTGAGCACCGTGAGCTTCGGCGAGGCCATAGACCGGCTGCACTCCCGCCCCGGCCACACTCAGGACGAGTGGAACGACGCAGCGGGCCAGTTCCTGCACAACATGCTCGGCGGCACACCCGAACCGGGACCGCCCTACACCCACACCCTCACCGGCCCTCGTCCCGTCCTGGCCAGGAACGGAAAGCCGCTGTACTGGCACCCGGTGAGGCCGTAACACGTTGACGAGCGCAGGCGAGGGCTAGACCTCTACCTCCACGCTTGTCGTGCCTTCGCCAAGATCCAGGCTCCGCGCACCCTCGCAGGCTTCCTCGTACGTCATCGCGAACTGGTAGTACGCCTTCTGTGCTTTGCCGTCCAGTACCCATTGCGTGATCTGCCGGACCTTCTTGAGGCGTTCCTCGACGCGATCCATCTCCTCATCCCGGTAGAGATCAACGACTTCATCGGGTGTCAGGTCCGCAGCAATCCAGTCGTATACGACGGAACTCCATACGCCCAGCTTCCCGTCCGGCTGCTTGATAACCTGCCAGCTCATCGCCTGTTCCCTTCTCGTTGCTGCGATCTTGTCGCGCTCACTTCCCGAACCCCCTCAGCACCCTGAACAGCGCACGGGTGAGGTCACGGCGGGCGAGGCGCTTACCGAGCGTCCCGCGCTTCGCAGCGCTCACGTCCCCCATGGTGCGCTGCGTGAGGTAGAGATCACGCCTGACCTGGTTCCATGCTGAGCGTGCCATCACTTGCCCTCTCTCTGGCGTTGCCTGCGCTTGCGTACCCTGGCCGAGCACCGCGTCGAGCAGCACTCGGTATCTGAACGCCCGGCCTTGGTGCGGTAGAACTCCTCGCCGCAGCCGGGGCACGTCTTGGCCGGCGGCAGCGGCGCGTGGCAGGCCGGGCACCGTTCCATGGGTGACATCATACGCTCAATGTCCCGTGTCGGACCCGTGCTGAGGCGGGACATTCGGTAGAATCGTCTTGTGACGCGACCCCGTAGGCGCGATTCTCTCGCGGCCGAGCTTGCCTTTCGCGAGCAACTGAAGGCGTTCGGCGCGGAACTACTGGAGCCGGAGTGGCTCGGGGTCAACACACCTCACTGCGCCCGGTGCAGCGCGGGTCACGACTGCCGTCCGTCGCCAGCCTCGGTGCGACGAGGCCAAGGCGTTTGCCTTGTCTGCGCCAACCGGGACCCGGCCACTGCGGAGGCGGCCTTCCGGGCACGCCTCGCCGAGATGGGCGCCGAATTGCTCGGGCCGTACGTCAACACCAAGACCAGGGTCCATGTTCGCTGCGCGTCGGGCCACGATTGCCACCCGCGGCCGAACACGCTGCTGTCTACGGACTACGGGATTTGCAGTGTCTGCGCTCGCAACAATCCCGCCGTAGCCGAGGCCGCGTTCCGTGAGCGACTGGCCGAGCTTGGCGCGGTGGCACTGTATGAGGCATGGCTCGGCTCTGGCCGGCCGCATCGCGTCCGCTGCGTCAGCGGGCACATCTGCTACTCGCGGCCCAACGACGTCCAGCAGGGTGATGGGATCTGCCGGACCTGCGCGGGGAGCGACACAGATGCGGCCGAGGCCGCGTTCCTCGCCCGGCTGAAGGATCTAGGCGCGGTACCCCTCTACGAGAAGTGGCTCGGCACCAAAGCGCCGCACCTCGTCCGCTGCCGGGCCGGGCATGAGGTCCGCCCGAAACCAGGCGATGTCCAGGCAGGTCAGGGCCCTTGCTGCATCTGCGCTCACAGTGGCGAGTGGGATGCGTTCTATGTCGTCACGTCCGCCGATGGCGTGAAGTTCGGGATCACTACCGGCGACCCGCGGCACCGTCTGCGCGCCCATGCCAGAGCCGGCTATGCCGAAGTCGTACGACTGGCGACCGGCCTGCCCGGCACCGTGGCACCTGAGGCCGAGCGCGCCGTAAGGCAGGCACTAGCGCTAGCGGGCGAACAGCCGACGAGGGGCCGGGAGTACTTCGACATCTCATGCCTGGCGCTGGTGCTCGACGTTGCGGACTCATGGCTAGCCGCACCCGGAACGCCAGCCGTCCGCGAGCGGGTGCGGGCCGAACTGCTCGCCGCGCAGGAAACATTCCGGGATACGCATGGGGGTGGGAAACAATGCCCGCCAGCAACGTGACCCGCGATGCCGAAGCGCTCGGCTTCCGTGCCATGGGCTGGACCTTCGAGCGGATCGCCTCGGAGATGGGCTACGCGAACCGCTCCGGCGCCCAGAAGGCCGTCGAGCGCGCCATCGCCAGCTCCGTCCGGGAGACCACCGACGAGGCGAAGATCCTCATCCTGGCCGACTTGCGCGAGGCCAAGCGCCACGCCTGGGCCGTCCTGGAACGCCGCCACCTGACGGTGTCCAACGGGCGCGTCGTCCGCCACTTCGTCGGCATCGAGCGCGACGAAGACGGTATCGAGCGCCTGGACCCGGACGGCAAGACCATTCCCGTCTTCGAGGACGTGGAAGACGACGGCCCGGTCCTGGCCGCCATCGACCGGATCACGCGCATCGACCAGGAGATAGCCAAGATCCTCGGCGCGTACGCCCCGGTGAAATCCGAGGTGCTCACGCTGGACGCGATCGAGGCGGACATCCGCAGGCTGGAGGCCGAGGTTGGCCAGCAGCCTGGCCGAGATCAAGCTGGAGCGCCTGCGCTACCTGCGTGACCTCAAGCGCCAGCAGTCACAGGTCCGCCATGACGTCGCCCGCTACTACAACGACCCGCTGGGTTTCGCCGCGGACTGCATCGACTGGCGCGGCGAGGGGCTGACCGCCTACCAGCAGGAGATCATCGGGGAACTGCCCGCCCGCAAGCGCGAGGCCGTCCGCGGCCCGCACGGGCTCGGCAAGTCCGCGATCGCGGCGGTGACGCTGCTGTGGTTCGCGCTCACCTCCGACGCGGCCGGGGCCGACTGGAAGGCCGTCACCACCGCCGGGTCCTGGCGGCAGCTGACGAACTACCTGTGGCCTGAGGTCCACAAGTGGGCCGGGCGCATCCGCTGGGAGAAGGTCCGTGACACCCCGTTCCGCCGCAGCGAGCTGCTGAACCTCAACATGCACCTGTCGCACGGCTCGGCATCCGCCGCGGCGTGCTCGAACCCGGCGCTGATCGAGGGTGCGCACGCCGACCGGCTGCTGTTCATCTACGACGAGGGTAAGGCGATCCCCGCGGGGACGTTCGACGCCTGCGAGGGCGCGTTCTCCGGTACGGGCGAGGCCCTGGCCCTGGCCCTGTCCACTCCCGGTGACCCGTCCGGCCGGTTCTATGACATCCACGCTCACCGGCCCGGCTACGAGGACTGGTATGCCCGGCACGTGACCCTCGCTGAGGCGATGGCGGCCGGCCGGATCTCCGAGGCGTGGGCTGAGCAGCGGCGCAAGCAGTGGGGCGAGGATTCCGCCGCCTACGTTAACCGCGTGCTCGGCGACTTCCACTCTGCCGACGAAGACACCGTGATCCCGCTCCGGTGGATCGAGGCGGCGAACGAGCGATGGCTGGAGTGGGACGAGGCGGGCCGGCCTGACCTTCCCGGCCCGCACGCTGACGGCGTGGACGTGGCCCGCTCCGGCGAGGACTCTACGGTCATCGCCATCCGCCGCGGCCCGGTCCTGGTCGAGCTTCGCCGGTCCTCCAAAGAGGACACGATGCAGACCACCGGCCGCGTGAAGGGTCATCTCGACACCGACCCGACCGCTACTGCGATGGTCGACGTGATCGGCATCGGCGCCGGGGTGCTCGACCGGCTGCGGGAGCAAGGGTGCCGGGCTGAGGCATTCAACGCCAGCGCGGGCACGAAGAACAAGGACGCGACCGGCGAACTCGGGTTCCCGAACTGCCGGTCTGCCGCGTGGTGGCTGATGCGGGAGATGCTCGACCCGTCGCGTGACCCTGACGCGGCGCTCCCGGTTGACGATGACCTGCTCGGGGACCTGACCGCGCCTAAGTGGAAGATCCTCAGCGGGGGAAAAATCCAGGTGGAATCCAAGGATGACATCAGGAAGAGGATCGGCCGCTCCACCGACGCGGGCGACGCCACGGTACAGGCGTACTGGCAGGAAGGTTTCGGCGCTACCGCGTGGATCGACTGGGCCCGCAAGAAGGCCGAGGCGGCCGAAGCTGAGCGCGCCGGGGAAGGCCCGGAGGAGGTCGCCGCGGCCCCGGACCTGGCGGCAGCCGAGGCCCGCGTGCGCGAGCTTTACCCCAGCCCGTACCAGGAGTGCCGCAAGCCGGACTGCCTGCGCATGGTCAGCCTGGGCGCGGCCTACTGCTGCGCGCCGTGCTCGACGGCAGCCGATGGCGGCTACGAGATCCACGCGCACAGCAACGGATGCGACCAGCGGGCCGCAGAACGCGGCGAGGGCCATGCACCACCCGATGACCCGCCTAACGTCCCCCCGGACCCTGCTGAGGCCCGCAGGAAGGCCAGGAACGCGGCGTTCAAGGCGGGGGCGTGGACGTAGGATCTGCCCGTGGCCAGCGAAACCGGCAGCGACGAGGAGTTCGCCGCCCTCTTGCGGCAGAAGGTCTGCGATGCCTTCGGCGTGAAGCCGTGGGAGATCGGCATCGGCCCGGCACCGTGGCATGTGCGGCTGCTGGCCCCGCTGCGGTGGCGCTGGTGGTGGTGGCGGATCAGGCGCACGTGGTACCGGCTGAGAGAGCGGCTGACGGAGCAGGAGAGCGCAGGCGAGGACTGGTGAGCGCGCCCCGCTACTGGAACGTCTTCCGCCAAACCCCGTCAGGCCGCGACCAGAAGCGCATCCTGAACCGGGCCGTCTCGTGCACGCTGTGCAGCAAGCCCCTCGGCACTGACCGGGCGCTGTTCTGCGCCTACACGGGATTCAGCGAGGCGGAGATGATCGCCGCGCACCCCGGATGCGCCGACGAGCACATGCGGCAGCTGGGCGAACGGCTCATGAACCCGCTGAACCGGACGCTGCGCTCCATGCTGTAGCTGGCCGCCGCCCTCCCTCGCTGATGCCCTGACCTGAGCGCTTGCGAGGTGGGCCAGTGCGCGTCCGCACTCGCATAGGCGACAGCATCGCCCGGGTAGCCAAGACCTTCGGCACCTCTGTCCCCGAGTCGTTCCGCGAGGGCGAAGCCGCCAGCCAGATGACCCCGGCGTCCCCGTTCAGCCCCGGTACGCCGATCGGGCCCTACGACGGGTACGACCGCCACCCCCGGCAGTTCAACTTCACGACCGGGTACAACATCAGCACCCGGCCCCGGCTGCATGAAGCGGTGTCGTTCTCCACCCTGACCGGGCTGGTGGAGTCCTACGACATCGCGCAGATAGTTATCTGGCACAGGATCGACTCCATCCGGTCCCTGGACTGGAAGCTCGTGGCGGCCGATCACTACTTCGGCGACGTCACCGACGCTATCCCGCTCGGCCTCGCCGCGCTGCGCAAGCCCGACCGGAAGAACTACTTCAAGACGTGGCTGGCGAAGTACCTGTACGACATCCTCGCGTGGGATGCGGGCAGCCTGTACCGGCTGCGGAACCGCGCCGGGCGGTGCATCGGCCTCGCCCCCGTGGACGGCCGGACAATAGCGCCGCTGCTCGACTACTGGGGTAACTCCCCGGACGAGCCCGCCGAAGCGTACATCCAGTACGTCAACGGGCTGCCGTGGAACTGGCTGACCCGCGCCGACCTGATCTACGAGCCGTTCCGCCCGGTCGCAGGGTCGCCGTACGGCCGGCCGCCGATCGAGTCCGTGATCCTCAACGCGAACACTGACCTGCGATTCCAGGTCTATTTCCTCCAGCGCTTCACGCAAGGTAACCTCCCGGCCGCGTTCGCTGCCGCCCCCGAGTCTTGGTCCCCGGACCAGATCGAGCAGTTCCAGGCGTACTGGGACGCGATGATGCTCGGTGACCAGGCGGGCAAGCACCAGGTCAGGTGGATGCCGCCCGGCAGCAAATTCGAGTGGTCCGACGAGAAGGACTTCTCCGACCAGTTCAGCCTGTTCATGATGCGGAAAACCGCGGCGGCTTACCACGTCGTGCCCTCTGACCTGGGCTTCACTGAGTCGGTCAACAGGTCGTCCGGCGAGTCCCAGGCCGACGTTCAGCACCGCGTCGGGGACCTCCCGCTGATGGAGCACGTCGAGGAAATCATCTCGATGTGGCTGCAGGACGA